GAGCGTTAGCTCATGCGAGGTTATGTAGGTATTTGTGTACTTTGGGCGTACACCGCCCCTTAGAACTTTACAGGAAGGTTATTTGGGCGTAAATCGCCCTCTTAACTTTGTTACTGAAGTTCTCTGTTTGTATTACTTAACCTGCACGTAGATTTGGATTGGTCTACATTAACGAAATTCAATCCGCCCCCGACTTTTGTCACTTCACGATCTTTAGAGAAGTAAAACTTAGATCAAGGCTCGATTGCTGAGAGATGAACAGCACTTATATTCGTGCATTACGATGCATCCCGGAGAGTTAATAGAACCGGCATGGATAAAAACGCCTTCCATGAAAAGACGGCAATGTGCATGTCCATTTTGATATTTCAATTCTAATTGGATTCCTAGTATTATTGTTTTTACTACGAATTATATCACTATGGACGGCAGGGTAACATCCCGACCCCATGCAATTCAAGTTTGGAATTAGTTGACTTATGAAAAGTCGGTCAATGAAAACTTAGTACTTGATGTGTGTGAATGCGTGTAAATTTGAAAGAGCTAGCTCTTAGTTTGCGTATCACATATCGAGGCTATCCCATATACTGAATTGAGACTGAGTACGTCTTTTTGGCCTAAAAGACAGCGTACTATGAAGTCTGCGACAGCTATTTAACAAATAGTCAAAGCTTTGGGGAATCTCCCTTCGATTTCATCGATTCGAGGCCACCTCGATCGTTGATTTCATGGGAGTACTGCACGATTTATTAATCACTTATGCGTACTCTTATGAATTATCTACGATCTTCCCTTGCAGGAGCAATTGCTAACTCCTATTATCCTAATGTAAAGGACTGCAAGATGAATTTTGCACCACAAGCTGGTGTCACTAGTGTTTCTTTGGAAGCACAAGTTTATGCGCGTCTTGAACGAGACCCCCTGCGCAACCCCGCCATTCGGCACCGAAAACGAAAGCGAGTTTATTTGCCTCAGGCAGGCAATTTGCGAAATGTGATTACACTTTTTAGTGCTCACGCTGCATACTCGTTTGCTGAAAATCAAGATTACATTATGCGAGAAATAGAAGATGTTTATCTTTTATGGATTCGTATTAAAGATTGTAAGTCTTGGAAAGGTGTCATGGCAAACATTGTATCTGATGTCAAGAAACGTTTTCCTGCTTCTTTAAGTGGGATAATTCTTGCTGGTATTCACGAAATCTTCAAACATGGAGAATTCGTGACTCAAGCAGGAGAATATGAGACTGAGATGCAATGGTTGAAAACTTTGCGGGCATGTCATAGCAATTGGAAGCTAGCAACAAACAACGAAGGTTTTGAGAAAATTTCTCGCCTTATGTCCCTCCTAGTTGGCGCTGGATTAATCCAGATGTCTTCTCTTAATGTTGATGTTGCTGGTCTACAGTTGTTTTCTGAAATGTCCGTTCCCAAACATGTCAGTGCATTTGATTTGATTGATGCTGCTATGTCTACCGTCGTATATTTTGTCGAAGGTGGATATGAGTGCATTTGCACTGGCAATCTGAAGCCCCTTCTCTATGGAGAGCATGAAATGCGCAAGTTTGATGAGGATTACCTCAAATGCTTGCATTATGCAGATTTTGCTCGTCCAGGAAATCTTGCTCTGCTTAGTATTGATGAGAACGATCTTGATGCTTTGTTTGCAGACACTCTAGAACTCGGAAAGAAATTGATGAGAACAACAAAGAGTGCCATGATTCGCAAACATATTCAGGATCGCCTTGTCAAATTACAAGACATGCAATCGAAATTTACTCAATTTCGTCAGACCGGAAATATTCGTGAGAAACCATATTGTATTGGTATTTATGGAGGTTCCAGTGTGGGTAAATCCACAATTGGACCTTTGTTGATGACCAGTCTTTTGTATTTTAATAATTACCGGTGTGATGATGAATCCACGATTGTCTTGAATGAGCATGACAAGTATATGTCCAATTACAAGTCTTCGATCAATGGAGTGTTTCTTGATGATGTTGGCAACACTGTTGCTGATTTTGTCGAAACAGCTCCTACAGTCAGAATTTTGGAAATGGTCAACAACGTTAAAATGTATGCTAATATGGCTGAAGCTGAACTGAAAGGTAAAGTATCCATTCAGCCTAAAGCAGTTGTTTGTACCACCAATACGAAGGATTTCTGTGCTACAACATACTCCAATGAACCTGTTTCTATTGCTCGTCGAGCTAATTACATCGTTACTGTTCGTGTTCGCGATCAGTTTTCAACGAACAACATGCTTGATGAGTCAAAGGTATTTGATTATTATGGAGAGAATTGCCCAGAAATTCCTGATCTTTGGACTTTTACTGTAGAGAAGGCGTATCCTATTCCTAATGAAACCAAGGGTGGTAGAGCCAATATTGGCTGGAAAACCTTTGTGTGGAATGGCCAACGTATGGAAGATATTGATATCGGCACTCTGATTCGTTTCACAAATATGGATTCTCAGAAACATTTTGAAAATCAGCATAAAATTGTTGAAAATACTTCGAAGTTATCTGAGAAATTGACATTTTGCCCGAAGTGCCGTAGTCATACTACTTTGTGTGTTTGTGATGTTGAGGAACACACAGTGAGATTTGTTGAATCCACATACGTTGAATCACCTATGGACCAAGATCGTCGTAATAAACGAGGAGCCCAGAGAAGCCGAAATAGAGGTACACCCATGACTAAAGAACAACGAGAGCAGCTTTATGCTGAACATCGTTTGAAAGAAGATTTGGGTTACCATTATCAGGCGGGCGTATATCGTCGCGACGATTGGTCCATGTCAGCCATGCGCGATTATTTTTCGCGTAAAACACAGCTGACAACATCAATTATGTATGAGAGATTGGAGTCATTGTTTGATTCTCGAGTAGTTTCTTGGCCTTCTTTTTTGCCAGGATCTATGTTTTCCAATCGACATGTGCGTTTCATTTTGGCATGGTTTTATTATCGATTGCCCGCACATGTTTTTCTTGCTCATGCATTATTGCCTTGCTTCTTCGCTTTGTTATGTTTTGCGTTGTTCCCTAGTTCCCAGATTATTTTCTGCGTTTTTGGCTTACTTTGTTGCGTTTCATGTATTTATACATGGCGTGCAGAGGTAGAGCTATTATTGGACGCAGTATCTGAGGATTCAACAGCAGAACGTTGTTTAAGTATTGAGAAGAAGCGAAAAATTGCTTATTTGCTTGGCGGTTGTACAGTTCTTGCAGGGCTATATACTTTGGTTAAGTCTGCCCGTGCACATAAAGAATTGTTTACAACACAAGGTATGATGCATCCTACGTCTTATGAGATTGACGAAAGAGATGCTAATGACCTTACTGAGAAAGTAGCAAATGAGCAAAATTGGGCTAATGTCCATGTCACACCAGTGCCAGTATCCCATCGTAGCAAGACAACTACGTTTACAGATTTGAAACATTTGGCCATCAGTAATGCGACTTTTATGTCGTATTCGCATGATGGTAAAAACTATGGGACTGACGCGTTTTTTGTGTGTTCAAACATCGCTTTGATTCCGCGACATGCGTGGAAGACTGATAATATGTTGTGTAAGTTTACGCGACATTCTCCTGATTCAATAGGAGGAAATTTTCAGTCATACGTATCGCGGAAACATTCTGTTGATGTTGAAGACATGGACGCAAGCCTAGTGTGGATTCCAAATGGTGGTTCTTGGAAGGATCTTCGAGATTTCTTCCCACAAATTTATCCAACTTCTGCTACACCTGCAGAGTTTTTGTGGAAGGACCACCTTGGTGCTATGCACCGCTCAGGAACGTTGTTTTCGCCACAGAAAGTGGGGAACGGTTTTGCATCATTTGCTG